CCTTATTAAAGGAGAAAATCCACTAGATCAGTTCCAGTAGAAATCACGGTACGTGTGTACGTACACCTTCTTCTTACTCCATCGCACATGATCCCGGATGATAAAATCCTGACCTGTGTCAATGTCGACCCGGAGTTTTGAGAACAAATGCCCATTAAAGCTAAAACCCTTATACCTAATAGGTATCGGGACATAAGCTTGAAGGTGATAACCTTCCCACCCAAGGGTGGTATGATGGTCCGCTGCCAGTGATGGCGACGAAACATCAAATGGTGCATGAAGCACTCCAGACTGTCCGATCGGACCGAATAACCTCATGGTTTCCGGAACGAACGAAACAACTCTACGCCAAACACCCAGAAACGCTGAATCTGCATAACCGTAGTAAGAACTACGGCGAGCAAACTCAACGATCTGGTTAGCGAGGACATAGAGATCCGAAACGGTCGAGACCCTCTTCTTAACGAAGATCGGCCGAACATTCTTACCTTTGAAATAGTCCGTCCCACACGACTCATAAAAGTTCCCTTCGACGAAGGTTTTCGAGGAATTAACCCCGAATCCCACGGCCGTTAGGAGCTCTTTGAGAAGCGGGTACGACTTCTTCGGGATGATAATATCATCGCCGAAGACCCTGATGAATGAAACATCCTGGTCCGTCGCTCGAACAGCGGCGTAACAGAAAGCGTAAAACATCAAGGATTCTAAGGGGAAAGTATACCCATTGCCCATAGAGGAGATCTTCTCCAAAAGAACCCACTTGCCTTCGACGAAGGTCCAAGGCGAGCGAGTCTTAAAGAGGAGATCAGACCATTCCTCAGGTAAAGCATCTAATACCAGATTCTTAGAATTAGTATCGGATGCTGAACTGAGATCGACGGTTACACATTCGTCGACATGAGCACGTGAAGCCGCTATACGATTCGGTTCTTGATCACGAAGATCAATGCCCGAACCTCGTAGCAGTTTGTCGACAATAACGTCTCCAATGCCTAGCTGGAACCAAACGTTCCAACGCGGCTCTTTGGCGGCGATACGGTCGACTTTCGCGTTTTTGGGAACGAAGAAGACCTTGTTACCTTTCACGAATAGACATTCGTGCAGGTAATCGTTCACTCTGAAGTCTGAAAAGGCTTCATCAAACAGAGGAACGATCCAAGGCGTTGCAGATCCAGGGTTGCTGTACTTGTTAAACGCAGAGGTTTTACCCTTAAACGTCGACATGTCAGAACCTGGACCGAAGCGACAACGCTCACCGATCTTTTCGTAATCGATACTACCGAGGATCTCAGCGATTTTTTGTTGAGAGACGCGATAAGCATCTTCAACGGCAGGCCTAAAAGAAAATAGACCTGCCTCACGGAGACGAAATATCTCGTTAGTATCACGACAAAGATCCTCTGCTTCGCGCCACTTTTTTAAAGCGGCACCATGTCGATCAATGTTGACATTCAAGTCAACACTCTTCGACAGGATTTTCGAGCAGAGATAATCCCTTTCGAAAGCCTGCGGCGACTCGTAATTATCAGCTGAAATCTCCAACTCAAGAAGCTGGTGATGTTCATTATGATAATACATGAGCCAAACCGCAAGCGATCTAGGGGAATTGGTCAGAGCGCAGATGCCACGAATTAAGTCGAACTCAACTCTAGGCGATACAGTTGCAATCGATGGGTCACGATCGAGAGTTTTACCGTCTCGATCGTAGTCATCGACAAGCTTCTGCATCCAAGTGGAGAGTAAAGGCTTAACGTGTGTCATCACTGCTCTCAATAGGCGAATTGGATTCGCTTATGAGGGACAGTCTGTCCCCAACTTCCCGTGAAGGGTCCCAATCTATCCTAACCATGAAGTTAACCTCGTCACCGTCTCGATACGATCTCTCGTATTCGATACGAACGAGCTTCATGATGAGTCTAGCATGGTCTTCACGCCGGAGTTGGCTCCTACTAACAC